CAAAGCACAAGTGCGGCAAAAACAACTGAAAATTTTTTCATAAAAAAACTCCCATAACTAATCTGACTAATTATAGGAGCTTAATTTTTACCAAACCGTGATCTACTTCACACTTTTGACAAGTTGTTCTTTTATTTTTTCAATAGCTGATTTAGCTCTATATTTCATTACTCTCGCCAGTATCTCTGGCCTTAAAATATCTATTTCTCTTGCTGATAATGTATGGGTATATCCAAACTCCTTATCGCCTTTTTTGATGATAAACGCTATAAAAATATCGGCAGTTGATTCACTTCTCATCCCAACAAAATCAATTCCGAATTGAATACCATCGACTTTCAATTCATCTTTGGAATCAAGAACTAACTCAATAAACATTTTAACCGCTTTATGAATTTTCTGTTCCGCATCCGTTGTTCTAAATTGGCTCATTATTGTAATTCCTTTTTCAAATATTGTTTAATTACATCTTCAGCACAATTCATTTCATCATAACAATGGCGCTCAAAGTCCACCACTAAAGCTAAAAGATAGCGTTTAAAATAAGCCTCAGTGCAATCAATGGATTTCATTAAATGGTAAATTGTCGCTTTTAATTTGCCTGTTCCATCACATTCAGGGCATTTATGTTTTTGCACTCTACCGACTTCACCTGTGCCACGGCAGCGAGGGCAAGTATTGGATTTACGCAAATCGTTTAATTCTCTAATTCTCAACTGACGAGCCTCAACGCTATTAGCGGATAATCCATTTTCTTCAGCTATTTTATTTGCTCTATCTAAGGCTGATAAATGCGCATATTGTGAGCGTAAATAGCGTTTTCTTAACGCTTTAATATGTCTTAACTGACTAGGCAAAGGCAAATCACATACCATATCAACAACATATTTTAAGGCCTCTGAGGCGTGTTTAGGATGGCCAAACTCTTCACACCACGCATCAACATAACTATCAACAAATTCTCTTGAGGATTTTTCTTGGCGGTATTTGCTCATCAGTAAATGATAGCCAAGCATATATTTATTTTCAGCTTGAGCAAAAGCACAAATAATTTGCTCTTTATAAAGTAATGCAACGCAACCACGACCGGCGGTTTCAACGCTAACGCATTTTGGATTATGTAATTTAACTAACAATTCGATTGATTTACTCATTTTCAAGCCCTCTAATTTTTACTACAACCATTCCGCCTTTTTTAATTCCGCAATTTTTGCTGCGAAAATCTTTTATCACTTTGTTGTTGTCGTCTTGTATTAATCCTGAGGCGACTAAACTATCGAAAAGCCCTTTGTTTATATTATCGGGATCACGGTTTCGGTTATCGGGATAGTACACATCAAGGCAAATCGCCACTGAACCTGTAAATGGATCAAATTGTTGTAAAATTCTCAAAGCCTCCGTTTTAAATTTTCTGCCGGCCTCGCTGATATAATGCCGTCCGTTTCGTGTATGCCGCCAATAATGATTAACTGACGGCGGATAAGGTAATGCAACTTCTAACCAATCAGACATATTTTCCCCTCCTTGAGTAAAATGTTGATTGTTCTTAATACTCCCTCAGCGTGCATAAGTCTTAATTGCTCTCGGGAATAACTTGTTCTTACTCTCCCATCGATTGCGTTATGGCAAGCTGCACAACAATAAGCTCCAAAAATATCATGCGGCTTACTTCCCATGCCTCTAAGCCAAGAGCTTGTATAGTGCGCCAATACCACTGTTTCGTTTTCGCCTGTGCAAATACCAGGAATTCTCACCTGGCATTCACGCCCTTTCGCCTCCTTGCGTAAATTAGCCATTTTATTTTCCTCTTGAATACACCGATCTTTTGTTAAATCGCTCTACCGGATAAGATACTTTCGGCATGGTTGTTCCAACATTTTCTTTAGCCATTCTTGCTAATACTGATGCTACTGCCGCCGCTATAATATGTTTGCCATGATCAACGTGTCCTATTGTTCCAACATTTACTACTGGTTTAGTGCGCTCAAATTTTTCTTTGTCATTCATAACCAATACCGTTTCTTATCCAAGATGTTTAGCCAACCAATAACCAAATCCAATCACTATCGAAAGCCAAGAGCCGACTGCACAAACGCAAGAAGTCCATTGGAAAAATGCTCTCGTGATGCTATTTTGAAAAATAACTGCAATGACAAACGCTGAGGCTGGCGCAGCAGCAAAACTTAATAATAAAAGAATATAATTTAGCGATTCCATTCGCTTATCCTCCAAATGCCATTAATTGATCAATTCTGTTATCTAAATCAGATTCACTTTCATAAATGTTGCATAGTGTTTCATTCCAAATTACGCCATACACTCCTTTGTAAACACTGTTGAACTTTTCTTGGCTCATATTGGCGAATGATATTGACCATCTCTCTTTGATTGTTCCACCATCCTGAACCGGCTTAATGTCATAAAAGCCCGCTTTTTTCATAACGTGATCTAAATACGATTCAAGCGTTTTCATCCCCTCATAATCGAGCTTTGATTCTCGATTCAACCGCACATCTGCAAGCACGCTATCCGCTATTGGCTTTGTTATTCTTTGATAAAAATCTTCATCGTTTGCGGCAATCGCTATCTTTTTTGCAACCGCTTGAGCAATCCATTCTTCTGCTTGCGTAAGCACGCTAAATTCAGGCTGCCAATACTCAAATCCACAATCTAGCAATGCAAAAAATTTCTTATGATGTTGATAATTCCGATTGTTGCTAATTGGTATAATTTTTACTGCACTTCCAACTGGCAACCCCTTGAGTAAATTGCGGTCATAATCCGTTTCAGCTACAACCGCACCATTGGCATATTTAACTGCAAAAATTTCCGTTTTTTGCTTACGTTTACTTTTGCCCATCTTCCTGATGTTCCGTCTAGTGGATTTACTGCTTTTTACGCCACTCTAAATCTTTGAATGAATCAATATGAACGTGTCGGATAACTTGATTCATCGCTCTTTGATATGGATTAAAAATTGCAATTACATTTCCACGGCAGACATCAACATATTTGCCAGTTTCACCATTTAGAAATTTAACTCGGCCACCAACGATAAAACGGATTTCGGTTGCTTTCTGAGTAACCAAAGTGAACCATTTTGTAGATATATCGATAGGGAGCAGCATAACGACTAGGCAATTATTGTTTTCAAAGAGGCTTACTGCTCTTTCAATAAATGGCAATGGTTTGCTATATGGAGGATTTACAAATACGCTTTCATCATTGAGCGGATAAGTTAAAAAATCCTGTTCTTTTGTAATAAAAAATTCAGGCACTTTGGCATTTTCAGCACTGGCGCATCCATCACAAGTAAAGATGAACTCATTATCAAGCGGATTAAAAATTGATAATGGAGTTGGATAGGTATCTTTATCAAATTTTTGTTCCATCATTTTCTGTAACTCTCCCAATCAAATTTAATCACTGCACCTTGACCCTCTTTCATTCGGTCGATAATACGGTCGCCAATGTACTTGCCCAATTCTTCTTCAGTCAGATTGCTAATTAGAATTGTTGGCCGCATTTGCTCGTATCGCTCATTGATGATTTCAAACAAAATGATTTTTTCTGATTCTGTACCGAACTGAACGCCTAATTCATCAATGATTAACAAGCTCTTACTGCAATAAAATTTAATTGCATCTTCCTCAGTCAAGTCAGAATCTTTGCCCCACGTTGATTTAATTTTTCGGATAATCCGCATTACAGTGGTTAGATACACATCGGATTGATGATTTTCGATTACGCTATTAGCAATGGCGCAAGCTAAATGATTTTTACCTGTTCCTGGTTTGCCGCAAAATACCAACCCACCGCCTAATTTGAATCGCTCTAACCACTTATCTGCATAGCGTTGGCAAATCTTTTTAGCCAAGCGATTTTGAGCGGTTTCGATATAGCTATCAAAGTTAGCTGAGGCAAATCTTAGTGGAATACCTGATTTATCTTTTAGCTCTTTGATTTTTGCTTGTCTTTTCTCGTTATCAAAATCTCTAATTTGCTGCTCGATCAACTCAATTTCTTCTTTGATGCAGTGCGGGCATCTTGTTTCAAACGATTTACCGATAAGCTCAACTTTTCTTACATACTTAGTAAATTCGCCATGTTTCGGACAATGCGCCTTAACCTGTTTGCTTGGTAGTAGATTTTCGGCCACTGGCAATCCGTTGATTGCGTTTTTATACTCTGATTTAAGACTGATTAGCTTTTCTTGTAATTCTCTTTTATCCATGATTACACCTCGCTTTCACCGTCTAAAGCCCAAGTTGGAACTATTGTTTCTCCAAGCTCTTTATCTTTTAAACCATTGTGAGCATCAGATTTATTTGTTGTTGATTTTTCGTTGCGCAATGATGCTGCCGTTGTTTGCCAATTCCAAGTTGCATCAAACGAAATCCACGAACCTTTCGCCAAGATAATTTCAATCGCAAAAGAGGTTTCAATTCCAGCTATGCGAGCATTGTTAGCAATTAAAACCATCACTCTTTTAGTGATTGGTGCTTTTCTGAATTTACGATGGGCAATAAATTCATCAGCAAGCTGACCTGTAACACCATATTCAGCAAGCAGCTCTTTTACGTTTGTTTTTGCAGTGCGTGTATTATTATTTTTATTTTTAGTAGTGGTATTTATATTGTTGTATTTTGTATGTTCACTTTCTGAACTAGTCACTAGTTCACTTTCCGAACTAGTGCTGTTCGCTTTCTGAACTAGTTCACTTTCCGAACTAGTCTGATTTCCGAACGAGTTGATTGCGTAAACGGATGTATTTCTTACTCCTGTTTTTTTAACTAAAAGCCCTAACTCAACAAGATTTTTTAACGCATCAACCACGGAAGTTTTACCAGCTCCAGTAAACTTGATAAATTGAGTTAAAGAGATTGCATCGTATTCCTTATTCCAGCCTTTAGTTTTACGAACAACGAATAAGTAGCATTTAAGCTCTACGCCACTCATTTCAGCCATTAATTCATCAACAACAGAATTAGGAATAATGAAAGAGTTTGGAATAAATCTGCTATTCATGATCCGCCCCCAATAAAGTAAGCTCTTTGCATGCAATATTTTTCATATCAAATCACCAATCTGTATTCTTTAACTCTCTTTCCACTTGGAACAACAACCCATCTATCCAATACGGTATATTTCATATTTTTGATGTCATAAATGCGTGCGCCAAGGCGTGTGCAGTTAAAACGAGTGTATGCCTCAAGTTGCGTTAATCGCTCGCCATTTAATAATGCTTTTAAAATCATTAAATTTTGCGATTCACTTTCCTTTTCGTTTGCGTTTTCGTTCAATTTAGGTGATAATTTAGACATCTTTTGATGTCCTCCGACTGATAAAGGTTATTACATACGACTTAATCAAAGCCTCTGTTCCCGCAGAGGCTTTTTTTTGTCGCCTAATTTCTAGCTAATAAACTAGAAAACTCTTTTGAAAACATTTCCGCTTTTACCTTTCCATTGGTTGCTTTTTCGATTTTTAAAGCATTTTCCAAAGAGATTGAGCCACCATTAAGCCATTTACTAACAGCGTTCTGACTAACTCCACAGGCTGCGGCTAATGCTTGTTGAGATTTGAAAATCTTGATAGCTTTCAAAATTGCTTTGTTCATCAATAGCCCTCTGTTTTGTTTAATTTAACTTATGGCTATATTTTATAGCTTTAGTTTTTATTTGTAAATAGCTAAAACACAAAAAGTTGTTTGATTTTCTAAAACTTTAGTTTTAAACTCCACACAATCCTCAACAAACAACAGGAGTGCAAAAATGAAAACTCTAGGCGAACGTGTAAAAGCTAGACGAATGGAGCTTGGTATTACTCAAAAGGAACTTGGGGATCTAGTTGGAATTAGTCAGAATTCAATCACTAAGATTGAGAATGGCGGAAATACAATACATATAGCGAAACTTGCCTCTGCTCTTGGAGTTAGTGTTGCTTGGTTAAGCACTGGCACAGGCGACCGTGATGATGATATTGTGGAAAATGGCGGTCTTGATAAACAGCTTATAAGTAGTGAGCCTGATTTGTTACATAAGCACCGCATTGATTACTATGATGTAAGAGCGGCGGCGGGATTGAACGGATTTGAAAACTCTGATTACCCTGAAATAATCTCAAGTCTATTTTTGACTGATGAGGGGATTTCTCAATTAGTTGGTAAGAAGTCGGCAGATGGAATTTGTCTCGTGAATGTACCAACCGACAGTATGGAGCCAACCATAAGAAAAGGCGATATTGTGTTTTTAGACACAAAAGTAAATGCTTATAGTGGCGATGGTATTTATGCTTTTGCCATTGATGGTGCATTATTCATTAAACGTATTCAAAAGTTAGTTGGTGGTGGGTATAGACTACACTCTGACAATAAAGAGAATTACGATCCGCAAGATATATCAGAAGATATTTGCCAGAGTGCTAATTTTATCGGTAGATTTATCCGCACCATTCATATTGAGGCAGTTAATCTATAACTTTTACCCTCTACCCTATCAAATAACCGCCCTTTGTGGCGGTTTTCTTTTGCCTAAAAATCACAAAAACAACCTCAAAAACACAAATTACACACCAAAAAACACATCTTTCACTTTGTAATTGATTAAAAAATAATCAAACGAATAAATTTTTGCGAAATTTATTACCAGAAAAAACAACCACTTAAACAAAAAGCTATATATTTTTAATAAAAAAATACAACTTAGGCTATTTACATAATAAAACTTTAGCTATATCATACACCCATCAAAACGAGATACACATAAACAAATATCTCGATGCTCTTTTAAAATTTAGTTGTCGTGCGGATGATAAGTTGCACCTGGACTAAGGTGCGTAACCCCACAGCAGAAAACTGTACTGCGTGTTAATCGAAGAGATGCGGTTGGCAGATTATTAAATTACCAAGTGGCAGCGCTGCTTATCATCCTAAGCAATCTCAAAGAAGATACGACCGCAATCAGGGAAAGATGGGACAAGCCCGTGGATTGCAAGGATAAAGCAAACACAGCTAAGTGTGACAGCCGGAAAGACGGCATTTATATCAAAGTACATTCTATTTAGTGTGTTTTGACATAAAGAGCAAATAGATAGCAAACAAGGAGGTGGATCATGTAATCAAGGGACTTTTATCATCTATTTAGCTAATTTTTTACCTTAATTTAAAATCCATATTGAGATGGTTATTTGTCAAGTGGTCGATTGGCAAATATAGGCAAGGATGCCTAGAGATGTACTTGCCTGGCTGCGCAAGTAAATTTGCAGCCAAATTAAAGCGTGCTGACGTACAGAGAAACAATGGCTAGTGAAACTATTGTGAATGATAGATACGCACGCTTTAACGGCTCTTTGTTTGGTCGGTTGTGGAAACTGACACGGTACAAAAAACGGTAGCGTTATGAAAAATGACACAGGGTTCAAATCCTGGAGAGCCTCCAGCTAAAGCCGTTCTCAAAATGCGAATGGAATCGCCCAATCTTCTTGAAAATTGAATGGAATCGAGAGCGGCTCTAGCTGGAAACAGCGTTTTTCATAATAAAAAAATCTCCTTTTGATTGGTTATGCCCTCCACTCGCTTTCACACTTTGACGTTGGAGGGATTTTTTTAACCAATATCTTATTAACCATACGAGGTGAAACTATGAACAAGTTAATCAATTTTCTTAAAACCACTGCTTATGTAATCGCAACTATCCTTTCAGTCTGCCTAGTTGTTATGACGATGCTAACTGCTCTAGCGGCACAAGCAAGCGAACCAACAGCATTAGAGCTTGAACAAGCAAGAATCCAATGGATTGCCGAACACGGGCAATATCAACCAAATTTAACAGAGCCAGCTAAACAAGAGGCTCTAGTCTTTACCGCAACAAAACAAAAGGAATTGGATCATGAAAAAGGCAAAAGTAGAAATTAAGATAGAGCCAGATCCGAAAGGTGGCTGGTATGTTGTTGAAAGAGTTAATGGAAAAGTATGGTGGCACTCTTCTAATTATCAATCAGTAGAACTAGCTGAAACGAGAAAGAGAGAGCGTGAAGAGTTAAAAGCAAATACGGCTGAATGGCGCAATAACAAGCTCGCTCGCCGCTCAAAACCGAAAACTGGACTAGCAACCAAGCCAACATTAGTTAAGCGTATTTCAAAGGCTAAGATGCGTTATTTAAAACGTTTTGATGAGCACAACGAAATGCGCAATCAACAGCCTGAATCTGAGCGCCAAACTGAATTTCAACTTACTGAGATTCATCGTCTTTTTGGCGTACACGCAACCACAATCGAGCGAGCGATTTATTATCGCCAAATCAAGCCTCGAGGCAAAAAATTAATCAGAGGTCATTGGGTGAGAACATTTAAATACGAGGATTTATGCTCTTACTTTGACATATTGAGAGGTATTCCAAATGGAAACGATGCAACGACAATGGGAAATGGCTAGTTTTACCGCTTATGACAAGGCGCAAGAACAATACGATGCCTATGAGCGTGCAGTAGAAAATGAAATTAGCGATATAGAAAGAGAAATAAAAAGTGGAGATAGCCAAACCTTATGCGAGTTTTCTGAGCTTATGGAGGAAAACGATAACGCTTGGATCAATATCTTCTTATGTAATCAATCGGCTCTTAAAAACTTGAGAGATGAGGCAGTAAAAAAACTTGCTGAAAATCGCATAGCGCAAAAAGAAGAAGATTATAAACGTGGTTATATTTAAATTTAAGGTAAATAAAAATGACAGAAAAATTTGAGTTGATCCTATCAACAGAAAGCAAAGTTTTAACAACCAATATTGCAGACTTTGAGAAACAAGCGGATGCGTTTATCTCTACCCTAACAAGCAATTTTGAAACTGATGATGACTTCTTGGCAGCAAAAGAAGAAGTAAAAATCCTTAAAGAATTAGAGGATAAAACAAGATTGGCTATCAAAAATGCCGTTTGCGGTGATATTAAAAAACTTGTTGAAACAGCCGAAAGCATTGCCGAGCGTTTTAGACAAGAGCGATTGGCTCGAGATAAATTAGTCAAAATCAAAGAATCTGAAATTAAAGCTAAGATCGTAGATGATGCGGTTGCCGAAATCTCAGATATTCGCCACAAACTAGCAAAAACAAGCGATGTATCGCTTGCGCTAGAAGAGAACATTCCAAAGCATAAGATCGCAAGTCGGATTGAAGAAAGCGCAAAACGTAAAAGCTCAATCTCAGGCCTAATGAAAGCCGTAAATGCTGAGAAAACCCTAATCATTAGCGAGATCACTATTGAAGTCACTCGCTTAACTGAACGCCTTGAGCAGCTAACTGCTAAATCAAGCTATCTATTTCCCGATGCGATCAAGTTAATTGCAAGTGAAGAAGATTTAGCACCAATCATTAAACAACGAATTGATGATGAGCAAAAGCGTGAATTAGAAATCAAGGCTAAAGCACAAGAAGAGGCAAAAGTAAAAGCTGAAACGCAAGCCGTCCAATCTTCTTGCAAAGAAAAAAACATGGGAAGTGAAACGTTAAAAGCACAAGAATTGTCGCCTGGTGATGCTATTGAACATTTTGAAGTCAGAATCGCATTCTCAGGAACGTTGAACGATGCCGTATCATTCGCTCGTAAAATTAAAGAGCAATACGGTGACAATGTAACACTCAAGAAAGTTAATTAAAGGAACAACAAAATGAATACATTACCGGCGAACATTCAAACAGCCCTAACCGAACGCAATATTGATACCGCAGTTTGGACAACTTTGCAAAATAGCGTTTTTCCTGGCGCAAAGGATGAAAGTATTTTGCTTGCCGTAGATTATTGCAAAGCTCGCAAGTTAGATATTCTTAAAAAGCCTTGTCATATCGTGCCAATGTCAGTGACAGATGCAAAAACAGGCAATAAAAACTGGCGTGATGTGATTATGCCAGGTATTTACGAGCAGCGCATTACAGCATTTCGCACTGGTCAAATGGCTGGGCAAGATGAGCCAGTTTTTGGTGATACGGTTACATTCAGAGGTATAGAGGCTCCTGAATGGTGCAGAGTTACCGTCTATCGATTCATTAATAATGAACGATGCGCATTTTCCCATACAGAATATTTTTCTGAGGCTTGCGCAACAACAAAAGAGGGCAAGCCTAATTCTATGTGGAGCAAACGCCCTAGAGGCCAATTAGCGAAATGCGCTGAGGCTGGCGCATTGCGTAAAGCATTCCCCGATGAATTAGGTGGCGTAATTACTGCTGATGAAGTAAATGAAGAGCCTATCAATCAGCATGGCGCTGCAACGCCTGACAGTGGAACAACGGTGATTGACACTCAATCGGTAGAATTAATCACTCCTGAACAAATCAAAGAAATTGAAAATTTGATTGAAGTTACAGGCTCAAATCTTATGGGATTATTGGCGGCGGCTGGAAATGTGCCAAGCATTGAAAAAATCACAAAATCAAATGCTGAACATGCAATTAATAGATTGCTTAACAAGCTAAATGAGCAACAAGCCAAAGATGATGAGGATATTCCCTTATGATAGATGGACTAATAACACTTGATTGCGAGCAAGGAACTGAAGAATGGCTAACGGCAAGACTTGGTATTCCAACGGCAACAGGGATCGAGAATATCGTTACGCCAACAGGTAAAAAATCAAGCTCGCAAATCAAATATATGTCTGAGTTGATTGAAGAAAGCATCCTTGGCTTACAGGATAGCGGATATAAATCAGCTTTTATGGAGCGAGGCAATCAGCTTGAGCAGCTTGCCCGCTCTGCTTATGAATTTCTTACAGGAAACGCCGTCAAGCAAGTTGGCGGCGTATATCTAAACGAGAAAAAAGAATTGATGGTTAGTCCTGATGGATTGATTCCTGAACTCAAAAAAGGGCTTGAGATTAAATGCCCGAAAATGAGTACGCATATTCAATACATCATCAACGGAGGCGTGCCGTCTGAGTATGTTATCCAGGTACAAGCAAATTTATGGGTGACTGGATATAAAACATGGGATTTTGTGAGTTATTGCCCTGAATATCAAAAACAACCGTTTTATCTCTTTACGGTTGAGCGAGATGAAAAATTAATGGCGGCGTTTGACAAGGAAATACCCGCATTTATCAAAACATTAAAAGCATATAAATCTATGGAGTAAATATGGCTGGAATTAATAAAGTAATTATCGTTGGCTTTTTAGGCAATGATCCTGATGTGCGCACTATGCCTAATGGTGAATCAGTGGTAAATATCAGCGTGGCAACAAGTGAAAGCTGGACGGATAAAAACTCAGGCGAGAAAAAAGAAGTGACCGAATGGCATCGCATTGTCATTTATCGAAAACTAGCCGAGATCGCCGCTCAATATCTACATAAAGGCTCTCAAGTATATGTTGAGGGGCGCTTAAAAACTCGCAAATGGCAAGACAATAACGGTCAAGATCGTTACTCCACTGAAATCCAATGCGATAACTTTCAAATGCTAGGCGGTAGAAACCAAGATGCCGCACAAAATCAACCGTCTAAACAGCAAGATAAACAACAAAAAGCACAATCTAAACCTCAACAATCTGAGCCGCCAATGGATGCTTTTGATGACAATATTCCATTTTGAATTCCATATACATAAATTATGTAAAAATACATCATAGAAACAACCATTCTAGGAGGAAATATGGCTAATTTTATTAAATTAACACTTTTAGATGAACGAGAAATATTCATCAATGCAGAAACCATCGTTAGCTTAAATACTTATAATGGCGCAACCGTAATAACAACATTAAATTCAAACGATGATAATTGCATAAACGTAAAAGAAACACCTGAAAGAATATTGCACTCTATACAGTGCGGCAAACTATTCCGATAATTGGAGGTGAAATGGATAACGAAAACATAGAGCAACAACTAAAAGAGCTTTATAAGCAAGAGCAAGCTCTCTACTTAGAGATTGAGCGTGTTCGTGAACAAATTAGAGAAATAATCAACTACACTAACAAAAATAAGGCCGCTAGATAGTGGCCTTTAAACTTACAAGGAAGGGTAAAATGAAGTTAAGCAAGCAAGTTAAAGAAGTGATTTATTTTAAAATTGTGAATACTTTAAACATAAAAAAAGCAAGACAGTTTGCAGAAGAATTGCAAGTAGATATTGATAAGGAGCAAGATCAAAAATTTGTTAAATTCTACAAAGGGGTTTTAAAGCAAATGCAAGGACAGCGATTAACTTTTGCCTCACATGTAGGATGTAGATTACAAAATTACACATATAACCTCTTTGTTGATGAAGATTTTTACAAAAGCGAAAGATTCAAAGAATTAGTGGGAAATACTCAAAAAGAAATCCATCAAATTGAAATTGATTTAAAACAACTTAAAGAAACAATTTTATCAGTCGATACTGACAAAACATTCTTAACAATGTTTCCTCAATGGGAAAAACAACTATCAGATAGTTTGCCAAAAAATAAAATAAAACTACCGGCAACCGTAGCCGATGTTTCTTATCTAGACAAGTACAAAAAACAAGGAGAGTGACTATGTATTGGTTTAAAAATGCGATCATTTATCGCCTAACAAAGAATATTGACTTCGGTGAAATCGAATCAAAACTAAAAGAATGCCAGTTTACACCGTGCGAACCGTCTGAGATTAGCCGATTCGGTTGGACTGCACCGTTAGAAACAGATGACCATTTAGCCTATTTTGCAGATAACAAAGTTTTGCTTATGGCTAAACGTGAAGAAAAGATTTTGCCGGTAGATGTGATCAACCGAGAACTAAATATCCGAATTGCGGCACTTGAAGAAAAAGAACAGCGAAAATTAAAGAAAACTGAGCGCCTATCATTAAGAGATGATGTTGTTGCATCACTAACCTCTCAAGCATTTTCCAAGTTTAAATTTACCGCACTTTTCATCGATTTAAAAACAAAACTGATTTACGTTGATGCAGCATCATCAAAAATCGCTGAAGATGCCCTAGCGCTATTGCGTAAATCACTAGGATCACTTCCAGTTATTCCAGTTAGCTTTAACAAAGCGCCTTACGAGGTGATGACTGAGTGGATTGCAGATAAAGAGCCTAATTGGCTAATCTTGTTAGAAGAGGCTGAGATTCGTGAGAAAAACGATCTTGGCGTAATCAGTTGCAAAAATAAATCATTGCTCGATGAAGATATTGTGGAGCTTGCACAATCAGGGCTTGTATCAAAACTCGCTCTTGAATGGGAAAACAATCTCAAATTTGTTTTGCGTGATGATGGAACACTAAAACGGTTGAAATTTGATGACCGTATCACAGAGCAAAACAATGATATTTCCAAAGAAGAAATTGGCAAACGCTTTTACGCTGATTTTATTTTAATGGCCAACGTGCTTTCAGGCTTATTGAATGAGCTATCAGTTGAATTTAATGGATTAAAGGTTGCACTATGAAAACAGCAGAAGAAATTTTAGAAGAGCGAAAAAATACGCATGGCGATTTTGAAAAGGGTGCGCAAGATTTTGCACAACTAATGCGCCCGGTTGTCGAAAAATGGTTAGCTGGCACAATTAGCAATGTTAAATTTTATGGTTTAACAATGGCTAATGCAAAACAAGTGAGAATCTTGAATGGAGATTCAAGCCATGCCGATCATTATATTGATGCCGCAAATTATTTCACCCTTGCCGGTGGGCTTTATAAGGCAAGCAATAATGAAACCAAATACGCTATGAAAGGCGGCATCGCATTGTGCGGAGGGCGTGAGAATGAATGAGATTAATGTAAGCATCCCTTATTCGTTGTTTAAATGCACCTTTTATTGTTTTGTATCTGAGCATCTTAAAACAACACGTGGTACAGCTAAATTTGCAATAAGAACAGTAAAAGAATACTGGATTTTACTCGATGGAGAAAGCCGAGAGGATATTATTGCTCTTTGTAAATCTCCTAACAATGCTAAATTAGCTCTACAAGAAATACAAAATTTTAAAGAGTGGGCAATCAAAAATCGCAACGCAAAACGAGATTGCAATATTTCTCGACCACTTGTTGATGTTTTGCCAGTGGTTAATATGGCAAAGGTAAACCATAAAGCGGGTGATTGATATGATTGTTTGGGCATTATTCGATAGTGGCAATGGTTGCTATACGCAAGGTGCAGAGCTATTTAATCAGTCAGTCAGTCAGTCAGTCAGT